CAATTTTATGATGAAAATACACTCAGCCTAAATGAGTACAATGAAAGCCAGTATTACAGACCAGGCTTACAAATACCACAGACGGGTGTTAGAGAAAGTGTGGCACGTTCATTAGCAGAGGCTTATGACAGGCGTTATGAACGGGATTTAACGCTATCCCGCGCACAAAGAACATTTGGCGTTGCTGCTGCTGGGTTGTCGGCAGAAATTGTGGGCAGTATCTTTGACCCAACTAACATAGGTATAGGTATAGCTGCGCCATTGGCTGTGGGGCTATATGCCCCTGCCCGTGCAGCCGCAATCGCTGCCACGTCTGGAATAACGACAAGGTTTGGCCCAACTGCGGGACGTGTGGCTGCGGGTGCTGGTGAAGCTGCTGTAGCTGGCGTTGCTTTTGAGGCAGCTATCGCGTTACCTGGTGCTTATTTAGAACAAGACCCCGACTATGAGTTAATGGACGCTTTTATAAACGTAACTGCTGGTGCTATCTTGGGTGGCACAGTTACTGGAATTGGCGGCAAACTTACTGATGTTTTTGCCAGAGCTAAACCAGAGACAGTGCAGGCTGCATACTCTACTGCATTAGGGCAAACTGCTACTGGACAGCCAGTGAATGTTGCACCTGTTTTGAAAACTGACCCAGCCACACGTTTTGAATATAACCGCGAAGTAGCTATAAAAACAAACCGTGCGTTACAAATGCTTGATGAAGAACCGATGACGGTTCCTGGCAAAACAGGGGAGTTACCACCAGCACTGCAAGCAGCCCGTAAAAAGCCTTCAACAAACCTTAATGAGTTTATACGCAAGCAAGGAGGTATAAATCCTAAGTCTGTTGGTGTGAGCGACCTAAAACAAAGATTGGATAAAAGCGGTTTTAGAGTGTTAAACAAAAATGGCAAACCGCTAGAACGCATAATCGAGGCTGCACAAGAAGAAGGTTTTTTCCCATTAAAAGTGGACACATACGATACGGAAGTTTCTTTTGATGAGTTTATAGATGCCGTTGAAACAGATGCCATTACAAAAAACTGGTACAGCGACTTTGATGGCGAAGCTACAAGATGGAGAGAGGCCACAGAGTTAGAAGAACGTGTTGCTGAACTGGGTATTGACCCACGAGGTATGTCAGATGATGAGTTGTTTGACGAAATCACAATAGCAGAGAACGCTGTAACAGATGAACAACTACTAGAAATTAGCCGTTCCAGAGGCCCAGAAGTTACTGAACAAGAGCTTAATGCAGAGATAGCTAGAGTGCAGTCAATGAACCAAGAAGAACTTGGGCTGCAAGAATGGAATGACTTTTTAGAAACTGTGGACGTTGAGGCTAGTGAATTTGTTGCTGCACGGTTAACGCCGGATGCAGAGATAAACCAGTTTAACAAACAAATCGAAGCCCTTGAAGATGAGATACGCGGACTGGCTGATAACCAGTTAATAGACGATGCTACATTGATGGAATTAGATGAGTGGACTGCTTATGCAGAACGCGCAGAACAGTTAGATGATGTGTTTGCTGCTGGCGCACGGTGCATTTTGGGGAGTATAAAAGTTGGCTAGTCAAAGATGTATCAATTTAATGACTAAAACTGCACAGGACAGAGGTGTGGCTTTTTCTGTGGAGGAGTCAAAGACCGTCGCAAAGTATTTTGAGGCAGAACTAAAAAGGCGGCCCCCATCATCACAAAATGATGTAGACAACGCACTAAATGTGGCTATGGATAAAGCTAGAGAAGTCCGTTTGGTTGCACTCCAAAGCAAGAAAGAGGCACTACTAAGGGCAAAGCACAAGGCCAACATTATCGCCAACCTTAAAAAGTACAAGGCTGACACAAAGAACGCCACGTTGATTGATGGATACAACGCATACCTTGTTGGCAGTTCCAAGATGGTGGCGGGTTCCAGAGACAGTGTGTCATCTACTAAAGCTGCGCTGCACAAAGATTATGCTGCGTCATTTGAGTTAGACTTGGCAAAGAAAGGCGACCATCTGTACGACCTTTTTGCCAAAGGAACCTTAGATGGCGAAATAAGAATGATAGGATATGCAAGCCCAGATGAAATAAAGGCCATGTATTCAGAGGGTAAGGTATCCAAAGAAGCATTAGAAATATATGATTCTATGAATAAAAGCAGTAAATCTAGGCTGCAAAGGAAAAACCGCGCTGGCGCATACATAGGCGAGAGAGACGATTTTTTAGTAAGACAAACTCATGATTCCGACCTTATACGCCGTGCAGGGTTTGAAGAATGGAAGGCTACATTTCTAAAAACGGTAGACCAAGAAAAGACATTTAAGGGGCTTGAACCAGAAGATGTTAATTTGCCAGAAGGCACAGACATCCGTAGGTCACAAGAGAAGTATTTAGAAATATTATACAATGAATTTGTCACGGGCAGGCATCACTACGCTGATAAAGGAACTGGTGCGCCTACTGGCAGGGCTGGTTCGGCAAACATTGCTAAGAAGATTAGTGCCTCAAGAAGCATACATTTTATGAACGGGGAAGCCTCTTTTGAGTACGCGAGTAAGTTCTCTCGTGGCAACTTGTTTGAACAGTTTTACACTGGCCTAGAGTATGATGCCAGAAACATAGCTTTGCTAGAGAAAATGGGGCCAAACCCATCAGCTATGCACACATCAATACTAGAAACTATAGCAGACGAAGCTACAGCAGAGGGGAAAGTTGTAGACAAATTATCTACTGGCTTGAGTGAAGCATATTATAAGACTGTTACTGGCGGCACGGAAATACCAGAAAGAATTAGTCTGGCTAAAATTGGTTCTAGCGTAAGGGCTGTGCAAGGCATGGCAAAACTTGGCGGTGCAGTGCTTTCAGCATTTCCTGATATTGTGTTCAAAGCAGCCACAATAAATAGAAAAACAAGTAGAGGTTTTCTAGGTTCTTATAAAAGTTCGTTTGATGGGCTTGCCTCGTCTTTTGTTTCTTCCAAAGAAAAGAAGCAGTTATACAGACAGTTAAAAATATACACAGACCAGCATCTTGGCGAAATACATGCCTTGGCGGGTGACAGTGTTAGCGATGTGCCTGGTTTTATATCTAGTATGCAAAAGATATTCTATAGAGTGAACTTGTTGGGTGGATGGACACAAGGACACAAGAACGGGCTGGCTGCTGTTTTTGCAAACGAACTAGCTAGTTACAGAAAGGTAGATTTTGACAAGCTACCAGATAAGTTCCGCAGAACTCTTGAGATGTACAGGATTACTGATAGAGAGTGGGGTACGTTTAGGACGTTAGAAACATTCGCTGCGGATGGCGAACACTACATCGTGCCTGACGCGATTGATACTTTGTCTGCTGACGTTATAGACCCGATTATCAGAGACAAGTTAAACACACTTAGCATTACTGATGATATGCGCAATCAGTTTAGAGATGATTTGCGAACTAAAGTAATGGGCCTAATAAATGATTCTGTAGATGAAGGCGTTGTAACCGTTGGAGAAAGAGAACGTGCATTGATGACGCTAGGTCAATCAAGGGGCAGCGTCTTAGGTGAGTTAGTTAGGTACGTTGGTCAGTTCAAGTCTTTTCCTGTAACAGTGATTACCAAGCAACTTGCGCCAGAGTTTCAAGCGCACCCGTCAAAGTTGCGTGGTGGTGCGGCTATCGCATCTATGGTGTTGGCTACTACTGCGCTTGGGTATTTATCTGGTGTGGCAAAAGACGCTGTAAAGGGTAGAAAGCCTAAAGACCCAAAAGATATAAAGTCTTGGCTTGATGCACTAACTAGAGGTGGCGGCCTTGGCATTTATGGGGATTTCCTGTTTTCAGAGTACAATAGGTATGGTCAGTCTTTCCAAGAAACCTTACTTGGCCCGTCTGTAGATACTCTTGGTGAGGGCTTAAAACTTATACAAAAAACAGTAACAGGCGAGGGTTCTGCAAAAGACTACGCCAGGTTCATTAAAAGCAACACGCCATTTGCAAATCTGTTTTGGACAGAACAGGCCATGAATTACATGATATGGAATGGTGCTATGGAGTGGTCAGACCCAGGTTACATGCGCCGGATGCAAAGGCGTATAAAAAGGGAATACAACCAGGAATACTGGCTACCACCTTCATCAGCCTTCTAACGCTTTCGTAAATGGCTAAAATGCTGTATATATATGCTAGGAGTTAAATATGACAGTTAGCAGTACCACAACTAAGAACAGTTATGCGGGTGATGGCAGCACCACCGCGTTTTCGTACACGTTCAAGATATTTGACGAAGACGACATCACGGTTGTTTTGCGTAACAACTCGACTGGTGCTGAAACGACTCAGAGCATTACCACAAACTACACTGTGTCTGGCG